GGTAACCAAACTCTCGGAACTTTCCTATGAATAGGCAAAAAATGCCGAGTTATAAAAAATCCACAAAAACCCTATGAAAATCGAACAAATCCCAACAGAAAAACTCATCCCCTACGCACGAAATGCCAAGAAGCACGACGCCGAGCTGTGTGAAGATAGCTGATATGGGGCCGGTATTCAGAAGAATGCACCATCGAGTTTCGTGGAAGCATACGACGCCATGCATATTGGATGAGTCGTTTAAGAAATGAAAAAGAAACCCGCCGCCCCACCGCCTGAACCCGCTCCCGACCTCTCGCGCAAGATCCGCGAAGCCGAGTTCAAGAACATCCTGCAAAAGCTGAAGGACGGGAAGACGCTGACGGCGCGAGAGTCGAAGATCGCGGCAGAGTTTGCGGAGCAGCGGGACGGAAAAAAGAAACTGACGCAGGCCGAGCTCGCGGAGCTGTGGGGCATGACACAGCCGAACATCCACAAAATGGTAAAGCAGGGCATGCCGATGGACAGCGTGGAATCGGCGACCGCCTGGCGCAAAAAGTTTTTGGAAGAGCGCACACCGGCAGACTACAACGAAGCCCGCACGAAGAAGGCACTACTCGAGTGCGAGAAGCTGGAAATGCAACTAGCGATCCTGAAGGGCGACTATGTCTTAAGCACCCAAGTTCGCGAATCCGGAATCCGAATTGGCGCGATCCTTACCGCTAAGTTTGCCGCGCTGGTGAATGACGCGAGCGGCGCGCTGGCGGGACTCGATGAAATGACTCATCGGAAGAAACTCCACGAGCGCACGCAGCAGATGCTCGCGGAAATCAAAGACGAACTCAAAAAATCATGAAAACAAAAACAACATGCTACATCGCCGGTCCGATGACCGGATATCCACGATTCAACTTCGACGCATTCGACGCCGCGCGGGATGTCCTGCTCGGCGACGGATTCAACGTCATCAGCCCTGCCGACCTAGATCGCGAAATGGGATTCGACCCCGACATCAACGAAGTCACGCCGATGCTTATCGACGAAATGCAGAGGCGTGATGTTGATGCGATCTTCAAATGCGATATGGTTTTCGTTCTCGACGGTTGGGAAAAATCGCGAGGGGCGAGGGCGGAAATATCCCTTGCAAATTGGCGTGGGATTCCAGTCGTTTCATATCGGAATCGAAATTTTACTGAATCCGAAATTGACCTGCTTCCGAACTCAAAGCCGGAACCGAAAGCCGAAGATGTCCTCGAAGAGGCGCTTCGACTCACGACCGGCGATCGGCAGAACAGCTACGGACCTCCGACGCAGGACTTCGCGCGAACTGCCGCAATGTGGGCGGTGATTCTTGAATGTGCCGTCACAGCCAAGCAGGTTGCGCTCTGCATGATCGCCCTGAAGATTTCACGCGCAACTTGGGCGAAAAAGCGCGACAACTGGACCGACATCGCAGGATATGCCAGGTGTGGTTTTCTTTGTGAGGAGGATGAAAAATGACACGCTCACAACTCTGGAAAATCTACGTCAAGCGCAATCCTTCATTCGACGGCAACGGCAATGTCACGATGACCGCGCGCGGGCTTCGCAAGCTGTTTGATACGACGTGGGACGTGGCTTATTTTGACGGAGAAATTGAGTCGGATGAATCATATCGTCGGCATCAACAAAATGATCAGGTTGAGGCGCTGAAAAAAATGTTCGGCATGAAATAAAAAACTTTACATTGATTCTGGAATCAATAAAACCAGTCGCGTCATGCGATCCATGACACATTAAAAAATAAAAAAAATATGAACACAGAAAATGAATATGATAGTTTCATCAAAGCAAAAACACATCGAGCTGAAGCCCACGGATTTGATCCGCTGCCTATAAAGGCCCCGTTATTTGAATGGCAGCAACACATAGTCAAGTGGGCAGTTCGACAAGGGCGGGCCGCATTGTTTGAGGATTGCGGGCTAGGCAAGACGGCGCAGCAACTCGAATGGGCATCGCAGGTTTGCCGCAAGACTGGCGGGAGTGTATTGATTTTGACGCCGCTCTCAGTCGCTCACCAGACAGCAAAGGAGGCGATTAAATTTGGACTGGAGGCCAAGGTTGCAGAGTCCGGCGACGACATCAAAGGCGCGGGCATTTGGATAACCAACTATGAGAAGCTGGAGAAATTTGATTGTTCAATTTTTGCGGGAGTTGTGCTTGATGAATCGTCCATCCTGAAAAACTTTACGGGCAAGATGCGGCGGTTGCTCACGTCGACGTTTGCCGAGACTCCGTATCGCCTTTGCTGCACGGCTACGCCATCGCCAAACGATTACACTGAGTTTGGTCAGCACGCCGATTTCCTTGGCGTTTGCTCGCCCGCTCAGATGCTTGCTACGTTCTTTCTGAACGATACCTTCAACACTGGAGATTGGAGGCTAAAAGGTCACGCGGAAGCCGAGTTTTGGCGATGGGTCGCAAGCTGGGCGGCGTGTGTTTCCAAGCCGTCTGACATCGGCTATTCAGACGAAGGCTATGACCTGCCGCCGCTCAATTTGCAGACGATTACGGTCATGGTCGATCAGTCCCAAGGTGCCATTGAGGGCGAGCTTTTTCGCGCTCCTACGCTGTCGGCAACGACGATGCACAAAGAGATGCGGCTCACGTCACCCGCTCGCGTTGAGAAGGTATCTGAGATGGTCAACGCATCGATCGAGTCATGGATTGTATGGTGCAATACCAACGATGAGAGCGAGCAGCTAGCGAAGGCAATTCCCGATGCTGTCGAGATTCGCGGCTCCGATTCATCCAAGAAAAAGGAGCAAGCGGCAGATGACTTTGTGCATGGCAAGTTGCGCGTGCTGATTTCCAAGAGCGGCATCTTTGGTTACGGGATGAACTGGCAGCATTGCTGCAACGTCGCCTTTGTTGGCTTGTCCTACTCGTTTGAAGACTTCTATCAGGCGTTGCGTAGGTCATACCGCTTTGGGCAAAAGCGACAAGTCAACGCTTACATCGTCCAGGCATCCACCGAAGATGCCATCATCAAAACTGTCAGGCGCAAAATCGAACAACACCAAAATATGCAAGAGCGGATGAAGATCGCATCCGCCGCATTCACTGAACATCAAACAAAAAAGCTCACAATGAAAACAGACATCACGACGGAATTTGGCAAGGATTGGACACTATACCACGGCGACTGCGTGAGGGTCGCAAAGCAGATTGAGGACGAGTCTATCGACTTCTCTGTTTTCTCTCCGCCGTTCGCGGATCTGTTCACCTATTCGGACGATTTGCAGGACATGGGAAACTGCGCGGATTTATCGGAGTTCACACAGCACTTCGAGCTTTTGATTGAGGAGATGATGCGGATTATGGTCCCCGGGCGTGAGGTTGCGGTGCATTGCGTTGATCTTCTTTCAACGAAATGGAAGCACGGAAAGATTGAGTTTCAGGACTTCTCCGGCGAGCTGATCCGCGCATTCTGGCGCAAGGGCTTTCTGTTCCACTCGCGTATCTGTATATGGAAGTCTCCAGTCACAGAAATGCAACGTACCAAGGCTCACGGGTTGCTTTACAAGACGCTCAAAGCTGATTCTTGCGATTCGCGGGTTGGCTGCTCTGATTACTTGCTCGTTTTCCGCAAGCCCGGCAAAAATCCAAAGCCAGTTACCAAAGATCCCGCAAAGTATCCTGTGGACTGGTGGCAAGAGGTCGCTTCGCCAGTTTGGATGACCGTCGATCAAGGGCGCGTTTTGAATCGCGATGGCGCGAGAGATGACCAAGACGAAAAGCACATTTGCCCGTTGCAGTTGGATGTCATTGATCGAGCGGTAACACTTTGGAGTAACGAGGGCGATTTAGTTTATAGCCCGTTCACCGGCATCGGCAGTGAAGGCTTTTCCGCGCTTGAGTTGAATCGCCGATTTGTCGGATCGGAGTTAAAGGAGTCCTATTTTAAGCAGGCTTGCCAGAACTTGAAAAATGCTAAAGCTCAACTTGATTTATTCGCATGATCGGCTCGCTTAAAATCGGAGTCCATGATGGAATCAAACTCGCCTATGACGGGACGATTCTCGACTGGGCCGAGGCGCATGTGCGCTTTCCGAACAGCGACAGGGCGAGCCGCTTTGATCGCACTGTCGCGCCGTGGATGAACGATGTCTTGCTTGCCGTCACGGACGACGAATCCACGCAGGTCTTTCTCCGCGCGAGTACCGGCGCTGGTAAGACAACGATGATGGAAACCCTCGCCTGTTTCATCGTCGCGCAGAAGCCAGGGCCGACGTTATTCGTTGGGCAGACTGACGACATGGTGAAGGACTGGACGGAATCGCGATTACTCCCGATTTTTCGAGAGTGCGAGCCAGTTCGCGCATTGTTCCCCGAGGACCGGCACGCGCTCCGCAAAACGACGATCTTCTTTCCGCACATGGTTCTTTTCGCAGGCGGTGCGAACATGACGAACCTCCAGGAGAAATCCATGCGATATTGCATCGGTGACGAAGTCTGGCGCTGGAAAGACGGCATGATCAAGGAACTGAAAGCCCGACATCACGATCGCTGGAACCGCAAGACGTTCCTATGCTCGCAGGGCGGCAGCAGCAACGATGAAATGGAACACGAGTGGGACAGTGGCACGCGCGAGGTCTGGGGCTGGACGTGTCCGCATTGTCAGGCGTGGCAGCGGTACACTTTCGACGCGATCAAATTTGAGCAGCCGAAGAACGTAGCGGGCGAGATGCTTTGGGACGCTGTGCAGGACTCGGTGCGGATGGAGTGCGAACACTGCAAGACGCAGTTTGCCGACACCGCCGCGACTCGCCGTAACCTTTCAAATACTGCAACCTTCCGCGCACTCAACCCGAACCCGGTCCGAGGCCATCGCTCATTTGAAGTGCCAGCCTACGGAGTCTGGTGGATTCCGTGGTTTTCGATTGTGAAAGAGTTCCTCGAAGCCAGCGAAGCGAAGGGCAACGGGAACCTCGAACCGCTGAAGCAATTCATCCAAAAGCGCAAGGCTCAGACGTGGCAGGAGGAGGTCGTTTCCGACCTTCCGGAGATTACCGCCGGCGATTATTCGAAACTTGATTTTGTCGACGGGCAGAAGATCGACGGCGAGCACCGGCGCTTTCTCTGTGTGGACAAACAGCGCGACCATTTTTGGTATGTCATCCGGGCATTCCGTGCGGATGGATCTTCCATGCTTTTGTCCGAGGGCAAAATCCTGACGTGGGAGACGATCGAATCTCTGGCGTTGCAATACAACGTCCCGCCTCGCTCCGTAGTGATCGACGCCGGCTACGACACGCCGCTTGTTTACGAACGCTGTGCGCGCAATGGCTGGACCGCCTCGCACGGATCGGGGCAGGATGGCTTTTCGCATATCGACGGCAACGGGCGGCGCGTGAAAAAATTCGTGTCGAAGATCGAGACTGCCGTCGCCGGATCGGACAACCTCCGCGCGTTCTACTTTTTTCACTCGAACGAAAAGATCAAAGACAAGCTCGCTGCAATCCGCCAACCGGATGCAATGCCGAAGTGGGAAACCCCGCGAGATGCGTCTACAGATTACCGCGCGCAGATGGTTTCAGAAATGAAAAAAGACATCGTGAACTCCAAGACGAAACAGGTTGAGTCGCGCTGGGTCCGGATCGGCGGGAGGCCGAACCATCTTTTCGATTGCGAGTGTATCGCGCTCGCGTCTGCTATGCTTGCGGGCGTTTTGCCGATTGGGGAGTGACCATTTTCCTGACGATAGGAAAATGGTTTTCATCATTTTCGTGGCGTCACGAAATTGATCGCGTCCGCAGAGCTAGTGTTCATGCGGATCCCCCTGCTCTTGCAAAGACTGCCTCGCCGCCTAACCAAATATGAACAAAACAACCACTCACGGCGGCCCGCGCAAAGGCGCGGGCCGTCCGAAAGGCAAGAAGAACGCTAACGCCAAAGGCAGGACTGCCGTTACGCGCTCTGTCTCCATGCCGGCCGAGGTATGGCGGGATTTCGATATTCAGCGAGGAACGATGAGCAGAGGGAAGTTTATCGCGTCCATACTTTGACAGCCGCGCCCAAGGATGGCGCTTTCAAAATCCTTTTTCGGTCTCCCGCTTGCAAACTTACAGAGTTTGCAGACGCAATTTATCGCGTGCCTTGAGGCAATCGCCGTGGCTGGGGCGAGTTACAGCATAGCCGGGCGATCGTTCACTCGCGCGAATTTGAGCGAGGTCTCGCAAACGCTCAAAGAACTTCAGGCTGCGATTGATAACGCCAACGGAACCCGCGTAAAACGCGTCGTCTCCGCATTCCCCACTCAAAGGCCGTAAGTATGGAACAAGACCTACTTACTCGCGCCTTGGCCGTTGTCGCACCTAAAGCCGCAATGGCTCGCATGATAGCACAAGATCGCCTTCGCAATTTCGGACGATTCGACGCGGCACTCGAATCCAGCAAACGCGGGATCTCGCGCAACATCGCGGGTGGCGAGGACACGAGCGGCACAGCCGAGCGTTACAAACTCATCCGCGCGGCTCGCGATCTTGCCGATAACTTCCCACCCGTCCGATCGTTGCTCCTGAAATTCGCAACCTACGTCTCTGGCCGTCTCTCCTACCAAGCGCGGACAGGCAACAAGGATCTCGACGCCCAGGTTGAGCGATACTGGGCTGACTGGTGCAGCAAGTGCGATTTCCTACGGAGGCACGATTTCACCACCCTGCTTCAGCTCGCAGTCATGGCAATCTTGCGCGATGGCGACTGCGGATTTGTGATCGTCCGAGAAGCTGGCGAACTCCGCTTGCAGAGCGTGGAAGCCGACCGCATCGGCTCGCCTTACAACCGCTTGATTGACTCCGACAAATACATCGGCGGAATCATGCTCGATGAATACGGCAGACCGGATAAATATCAAATATACGTTCGGACGATAAACAACCAATATCTCGACCCGACCGACATCGACGCTGCTGAGTTTATCCACCTATTCGACGCCACGCGGCTCGACGAATATCGCGGACGCTCCGCATTTGCTACGGCGCTGAACGCCGCACGCGATTTGCAAGAAGCACTCAAGGCTGAAATCCAAGCGATCAAGTACGCCTCTTACCAGACCGGCGTCATAACCACGGAAAACGGATCGGCGGACGCATCCGACTACTTCGAGACCAGCCCACGGAATGACAACGGGCAAACCGAGAAGCTCTCGAATATCGACCCCGGCGCGATCAATTATCTTTCGCCTGGCGAGAAGATGGAAATGTTCCAGAGCGAGCGCCCGGGCGGAGCGTTCGGCGAGTTCATTCGGCTGGTGCAATCTCACATTTGCATGAGCGTCGGCTTGCCCTACGGCTTTGCATTTGACGCAGACAAGAGCGGTCCCATGGCTCGCATGGAGGCAGCGATGGCAGAGCGCACGTTTGCGCGTTGGCGCGGGTTGCTCGAATCGCAATTTCTGAACCGAATCAAAAACATCGTCCTTCTCGACGCCGCTTCCCGTGGGGAGATTGACGACTCTGAATTTTTGCTTGACGGTCGCTGGTGCTGGCCGGCAAAGGTCTCGATCGATTACGGACGCGAGGCTCAGGCTGACATCGCGCTCTGGAAAGCGGGACTGAAGACAGCCGGTCAGATTTACGCAGACGCAGGCGAGGACTACGAAGAGGCACTCCGCGCAAGGGCGAAGGAGGCCAACATGATAAAAGAACTCGGGCAGGAATTTGAAATCCAAGCCAGCCGGATTTCCGATTCGGTGCCTGAGTCGGCAATCGATATTTCGCCCGAAAATAACGACGTTGCTCCGCTCATCGAAACGATCGGCATCGGCGGAACGGATGCGCTCTCGGGAATCCTCGCATCACTCGGACGCGGTGAACTTTCACCCGAACAAGTCGGCATCATTCTCCGAACGGTTTTTGGCATGGACGAAGCCAGCGCGAATCAGATCACAAACGCAGAGCCAGCCCCCACACCCGCACCGCAACCCGCCGCAGCCTCGCAATTCGAGGACGTCAAAAACAAGCCGACCGACGGCATGGTTGCCGAAGCAAAAAAGGGATTGGAGTGGCGTACGAAATACAATCGCGGCGGGACGAATGTCGGAGTTGCACGCGCTCGCGACATATCAAACGGGAAGAACCTCCCCGACGAAACTGTGAAGCGGATGCATAGCTATTTTTCGCGTCACGAAGTTGATAAAAAGGGGCAGGGTTTTCAACCAGGTGAACAGGGTTTCCCGTCTGCCGGCCGCATTGCATGGGCATTGTGGGGCGGAGACGCCGGCCAGACGTGGGCGGCAGCGAAAGTTCGACGCATCGCCGCAAAGGAAGCTGCAAAGAAAGGTCTTAATATGACATTGCAACGCGACGCGCACGGACGGGTTGCCAATCTCTCACTCCCAAGCCCGACCGAGTTTGTCATCCCATCCCCTACGGGGGGTGAGTCTGAAAAAGATTTCGTCTCCCGCTGTATGGCGGATGACACCATGCTCGCAGAATTTCCAGACACAACCGAACGCGCGGCAGTCTGCTACGCACAACTCAAATCAAAATGATCGTACAAGGCATCGCACTTTCAGCCAAGCAAGCATTTTTGCTAGGCATCCACCAACCGACCGACACCTACAAGATCGCGCTCTACACGAGCCGCGCGACGATCGGGCCTGACCTCGCACACTACACCGAGGCCGGCGAGGTCAGCGGTCCCGGGTACGATCGCGGCGGCTACGTGCTCACCGGATTCAAGAACGGCATGGCAGGGCGCAGCGCCTTTGTCACGTTCAACGATTTGAAGATCGACCGCGCATCATTCACGGCTCACGGCGCGATCATCTACAACGCATCGAAGAACAACGCCGTGATTTGCGCGCTGAATTTCGGAGCCGACCGACCCGTTTTCGACGGCGCTTTTGAAATCAAGTTCCCGACCCCTACGGAAAAAAATGCGTTGATTTTACTCGCTTAAAAACATGATCGGAACACCCATCCCGCGTCCTCCAAAGATTGAAATTTTTACCGCGTCCGGAACGTGGACGAAAGAACCGGGAGCAAAAGTTATCCAAGTGCAGCTTATGGGCGGCGGAGGCGGTGGGGCGTCTGGGCGAAAAGACATTGCTGGAACATCAAAATCCGGCGGAGGCGGAGGGGGAGGCGGCGGATGGTTTGTAACGAATCTTCCGGCTAGTCTTTTGGGCGCAACCGAAAGCGTCACGATTGGCGCAGGTGGAACTGGCGCGGCTGGTCAAACTGGCAACGCGAATGGCACTGGCGGCGGACAGGGTGGCTCAACAACATTTAATTCAATGCTGGCAGGCGGAGGCGCAGGTGGATCGGCTGGATCAGCCACGACAGGAACAGGCGGTGCAGGCTCAATGCAGGCAAACGCTGGAGGAGCAGCGGGCGCATCGGGGGCGGCTGGAGTCGTGGGAAACCCAGGTTTTGCTGCATCCACATCGCAGATCGGAGGGCCAGGCGGTGGTGGTGCTGGCGGTGTGACGGCAGCCGGCGTTGCAGCAGCGGGGGCAAATGGTGGGCGATCGAATGCACTTACCCTAGCAGGCGGAACGGCTGGAGCGATCGCTGGAGCCGGAGGAGCAGGGAACAACAACACACAAGCAGCAAACGGACTATTTGCTCCCGGATCGGGTGGTGGCTCAGGTGGTGGTGGCGTAGCTGTCTCAGGTGGCGCAGGAGGCAACGGCGGATTCCCAGGTGGCGGCGGAGGCGGCGGTGGTGCAACGGAAACCGGAGCCGCATCGGGGGCCGGAGGAACAGGCGGAGCGGGCATCGCAATCATCACCACGTTTTTTTAAAATGGACGAAAGCCCCATTGACGATTGGGTAATTCTCGACGGCGAATCGATTGAAAACATGATTCGATGGAATGGCAGCACGCAAACCTGGCCGCTTCCAGAAGGACGTATAGCAATCAAGCGCAATGAATTTGATTTTTCAAACACAACACAACAAAGCGAACCGACTTAAAATATGCCGAACGAATTAAACATTGCATTACAAACAGGGCTCACCGTAACGGCACAGCGCTTTAGCGGAGGCGCATCAGTTGGAAGCGCAATCACTCTCTCAGAAGTCGGATCGTCTGGATTTTATTCCGGCAACATGACAGGCACGGCCGGTACGTATCAGCTCGCATTTTTAGCCGGCGGAACCAATGTCGGGAGCGGAGAGATTATTTGGGACGGGACAAACGAGCTTTCAGTCGCTGACTCGATATGGGAAGAAGCGCTTGCCGATCACACCACAAGCGGCACATACGGCGCGCGAGTCGTGCGTTCATCTGGCGCAAACAACGAACTACAACTGAACGCGCAACATCATGCAGCAGCAAATGTCCATCAATTCCAGACCGGCGTGATCGTCTCAGGTGCTTTCGATGCTGGCGTTTTAACCGCATTTGCAGTGCCTGAGCTGCAAGAAATCCACCTCATCCACGGTTTGAAATCCGGCAGTGCACTCACCGTCACGCCGACAAGCCGCGCGGCTGGGGCCGTCTCACAAACAATCGGCGGCGACGGCACAACGAACACGACCGTCACGCGAGTTTAATCGCATGCTCATCAGCCTGCTCATCGCCACGCAGGGGTTGCTGCCAAGCCCCACGCCGCAATCAATCGGCGTGCAGGGATTGCTTGCTGCTGGCGTCGTACCGCCAGCACCAATCGTTAGCGCGCGGGATTTGCCGGGTGGCTTCAGCCGAGAGCGACAAAAAGCAGTTATCGAAATCAAACGCGGAGTCTCTGCGAGGCTCACCACGAGCGAAGTCGACGTCTCAACATCCGCAAACGCAACGGCGCGCGGAAACGTCCTATTCTCTAAAATCCACAATCTCGACGTCTCGACATGCGAAATGATTTTTTTGCAGGGCAACGTGCAAAACATTTCTGCCAATCGCGTGAAGCAGTCGATTTCCAGCTCGTTTGAAATTGTCGGATGTCGCGAGGATGACGAGGCAGAAATTTTCCTACTCGCTCAGGCCGCGCTTGAGGAAATGTTTTTGCAGGACATCATTGACCAATATGACGATTAATTTTGCCGGTGGAGCATCGAGGGCGGTGCGCCACTAAGTCGTAGCTTGGGGCGGGCGAGAGGCGTTGAGTATCGACGCCGCTACCCTTACTTGACGCGGGCAACCGCGCTTTTTCGAGGAAGCGCATCAAGCCACCGAGCGACCTGGACTCCATCGGCACCCTCTTATCATACCCGCCGCGCCTCTTGACAATGCGTAATTCGGCGGGGCTTTCTTTTGACATCGCCGCCTCGGCATGAGCGACGTCATCGAAGCAGTCTCCATCATCTCAGTCGGCGAGGCCAAGGGCCACGGACTCTACGTGGACGCGCAAACATTGCGAGAAGTCAAGGCATGCGCGGAGACCTACGCGGGCGGAGTCAAAGTCAATTTGGACCACGGTGCGGGCATCAAAGACATCATCGGCTTTGTCGATAACTTCCGCATCGTTGGCGAAAAACTCCTCGGAGATTTAAACCTCCTGCAAAACGCAGACCGGCGCGCATACGTTTTGGAAATCGCCGAAAAACTTCCCGACACATTCGGCATCTCGATCGCATTCAGCGGTCCAGTGCGCGAAATCGGAGGCAAGTGTTTTGCGTCGTGTGAGGAGCTTTACTCTGCCGACCTCGTGCAGACCCCGGCAGCAAATCCCACCGGGCTTTTCAGTTTCGAAGTGAAGTCAGTTGACAAAATTTCCAAGCAAATGGAAGACGCACCCGAAATCGAAATCGAACCCAAGGAAGACGAAGTAAGCATCGCCGACCTCCTCTCCCGACTCAGCGCCCTTGAATCCGCCTTTGGCGATTACAAGAAGGCGATGGAAGCCGCTCCCGAAGAGCCAAAGGAAGAGGCTCCGAAGGACTCTGAAATGGCCAAACTCGAAGCAAAGCTCGACACCATCATTTCCAACTTTGGCGCGGCTCCCATGAAGGGATCCGCTCCCGCTGAAGTCCCCGCCGAAGTCAAATTTGATTTCAAGAAATTGATCGAAGACAAAACCGCTGAACTCGGTTCTAAGACTGCCGCGATCAAATTTGCGATGTCGAATCACCCCGCTGAATACATCGCCCTTCGCGACTCCAATCAACTCAACAACCTCTAATCACTACTCATCATGGCATCCCAAACAGACATCGCATTTCGGTCGTTCACATTCGCGACCGCGCTCTCAGCTAACACGCTCGTTCGTTGCTCAGGCGACAACGCAGCCGCCGCACTCGTAACCGCAGCCGAAGTCATCGGCGTCCTTCAAGACGACGTTTCCGCTGGCGGAGTCGGCGAAGTGAAACTCTTCAAGGCAACTCAATTCGGAATCGTTTCGCCCGGTCCTGTGACCGCTGGCAATTCGGTTTTCGCAACAACTGGAGGCGTGATTGTCGGAACGCTCGTCACCTCTGGCGTGACTCTCGGCACTGCGATCAATTCCGGCGTAACCGGCGACATCATCGAGTTCGCAGTCCGCATCTGATGCACACCGAAACACTCAACTAACCAACTACCATGTCACTCACCACTACCACAATTCGCGGAGATATCGCACAGGCCGTTTACGAGGGCCGCTCCAACAAGCAGAACCTTTTCATCGGCGCCGAAGTCATGCCGATCTACGTTGCAGACGTTCGCTCTGGCGAATATCTGAAAATCAACATTGGACAGTCTGAGGCACTCAACGACGACGCGACCAAGATCGCCGCTGGATCCGCTTATCCCCGCGTTGGACGGAAGTTCACGTCCGACACATTCGCAACGACTGAATACGGTCTTGAGGAAGTTCTTCCAGACGCAACTCAGCGCGACCTCGCCCGCTTCCTCGACGTTGAAGTTGCCGTTGCAGACATGCTTCTCAACCAGATTCAAATCGGCCACGAGCTTCGCGTTGCCTCGCTCACCTACGCTGCGAACGGCCTTACAGCCATTTCCGCAGCCGGTGCAACCGCCGCTTATACCGAAGCCAACATCACGAGCTTCGATCTCGCTGCCGACGTTGCCGCTGGCAAGTTGGAACTCGCCAAATATGGTGTGCTCCCTAACACGCTCATCATGTCCGCAGTCCTGTTCGAGCGCGTTCGCCGCTCGACCAAGGTGCAAAATCAAATGTTCGGCGTTGTCGCCACGAACTCCACTCGACTCCTCTCCGAGCAAGAAGTCGCTCAGGCAGTCGGCGTGGAAAAAGTCCTTGTGGGTCGGGCTCCTCGCAATACCGCGAAGAAGGGACAGAACTACTCGGGCGGATTCGTCTGGGGCGACAGCTACATTGCACTCGCCAACACAGTTGGCGGTGAGTTCGCAGCCGGTGGATTCGGCCGCACGATCCTCTGGGGCGCTGACAGCCCAGTGCCTTTCGTCTCCGAGACCTACCGCGACGAAGCCCGCCGCTCGAACATTCTCCGCGTGCGCCAGCACGTATCCGAGAAGGTTATCGACGGCTCCTCGATCATCCGCATCACGACCGGCCTGTAAAATATCACGGTTCACATCAAACCCGCTCTCACAAGGAGCGGGTTTTTTGTTGCCCTTTTGACATCGCTCCCTTGGCAGAAACATGAACCAAAAAAATCGCCTTGTCGCAGGCTTAATTTGCGGCAACGAAGCCGAGCACATCGAGCGGTGCGTCCGATCCTTGCAAAAAATCTGCGATGATGTCGTCATCATCCGCGCCGTCGGAGCACTCGAACCCGACGCAACTCTCGACATCGCAAAGAGCCTCGGCTGTCACGTCGGAGAATATCGCAACTCACCACTCTGTCGGCATTGGCCGCACCTCGACGACTTCGCTGCCGCGCGCAATGTGGCATTTGAAAAGGCCTACGATCTGACCGGCGAAGGCGGCTGGGTCATGTGGGCAGACTGTGACGACGTGCTCCAGGACAACATGGTTGAGCCTACGTTGAAGGCGCTCTGCGATTGCCCGGCAGAGTGTGACTGGATACTCAGCGACTACGTCATCCCTGAGCAGCACAAGCGCGCGCCACGCGAGCGGTTCTTTCGCTACCGCACCGGATACTGGTGGCGGGCGGTGCATGAAAACGTCCACCCGACAAAGACAATCAAAATTTACATGCGGCGTGACTTGGAAATCCATCACATGCCGCCACTAGGCCAGCGCAAGAGCAACGAGCGCAACCAGCGAATCTTGGAATGGCAGGATCAATTCGCCCCGCATTGGAAGTTTTATCTGCACTACGAAAAAATGATCACCGGCCAGCGCGACCTCGCCTTGCGATACGGGGCCGAGGCTCTCGCAATGAAAGATTTCGACCTCGTGAACAAATACGAGACGCTGATGAATATGAGCAACATGACGGACGGTGCATCCGCTCTGCGCTTTGCTCAGGCCGCGCGCAAGCTCGACCCCGCACGCCGCGAGGCGGTCGCGCTTGAGGCTTCCATCCTTCTTGACGACGGCAAGCCGGAAGAGGCTCTCACGCTCCTCGACGAAATGGAGAAAATTCCCGTCCCCGCTTTCACACAATGGACGCACAAGGCCGAGTACTATGGCGTCAAAGCCAAGCGACTCCGCGCTTGGGCGCTCAGGCTGGCAGGCCGAAAGGAAGAGGCATTCAATCTCGAAATGCAGGTTCTCAACGCCGCTCCGCGCCCGCGCATTTCGCTCCTTCACGCCACGCGCGGAAGGCCGTTGCAAGCAGTTCAAAACATGAACCTGTGGCTCTCACGCGCAAACAAGCCGGAGCGCGTAGAACACATCTTTGCGGTCGATTCAGACGACGCCTCCGCAGCCGTCCTACAACGATTCTGCGGAGTCTGCCAAGAGACGGACGGCGGATCAGTCGGAGCGTGGAATCTGGCGGCTAGTGTGAGCACCGGCGACATCCTCGTGCAATTCTCAGACGATTTTGAGTGCCCGCCTGGATGGGACGATATGATTGAAAACCGCTTGGACATTAATGCCGAGAAGGTTCTCCGCATATCGGACGGCTACCGCACCGACGAACTCCTGCCGATGGCAATTTGCACGCGAAAATTCTATGACAAACACGGACTCTTTCACCCCGATTTCAAAAACCAATTCTCAGATGCAGAGTTCACCGTTTGTGCCGAGAAAGCAGGCGCGATTGTGGACGCTCGCGACATTGTTTTCGTTCATCACCATCCGGCTTTTGAGCCAATCCCCATTGACGCCACGCATGCACGGTGCAATGATCCGCAAGAGCGCGAACGCGCGAAGCAGATATTCGAAACACTAACCAAAAAATGAAAAAAAAATACTGGATTATTGACCTTGAAAATATGGGGGAGTCATTCCATCAGGCTCGCGGACCCTTCAAATCCGTTGCTGAAGCCGAAGATCTACTAAGGCAAGAGGCTATGGAATCATTTCAGGATTTTAACGAGCCGGAGAACATTGGTGAAAACCTCAACTGGGCGCATCCTGTTTTGATCGTCGAAGAAAAAAAGAAAATCCAACAAGTCCCTGTTGTGAAATTTGAAATCAAATTGAAAACTTTAAAAAATCCATGAAAAAAATCAGCCTGCTACACGCAACCCGAAACACACCCTACCGCGCCATCGCCACGAAAAACACGTGGCTTCAGCGAGCGACAAACCCCGAGAACGTCGAACATATTTTTGGCATTCAGTCGAATGACATTGAGTCCTATTCGAAATTTCAAATTTACGCGCTCAGCGTCCCGCCGCCCGACTGGGCATCGTCGAGCGTTGCAAACTGGAACGCCGCAGCCGCAATCTCATCCGGCGACATCCTTGTCGTCATTGCCGACGACCTCACGCCGCCGCAGGGATGGGATGAGGAACTTCAAAAGCTTCCCGCTGGCACAGAGGAATGGGCATGTTACGTGCCAGACTCGCTCCGAGACGACGGCCTCATGTGCCATCCCGTCCTCTCTCGGGCGCTCTACAATAAGCGAGGATACGTTTTCCATCCGTCATACTACGGGGTTTTCTGTGACAATGATTTCACGACTCGCACACTGCTGGAAGCCCATGTTCTTCAGGTCAAAGGATTGAAATGGCAGCACGATCACCCGATGAACGGAACGCGCCCGACCGACGCCATCGTTGATCTTCAAAACTCCGAACGTGCCTACCAATACGGGGTCAACAAATTCGTGGAACATTGGCCGCTCATTAACATATTCAACCGCTCACGATCCATCGCCGGCGACATCAACGAACACATGCTCCGCCTTGCACAGCTCGCGCGGCAATGCAATCACGTCACCGAGTTTGGAGTTCGAACTGGGATGTCCACGTATTCATTCCTCCACGGGCTTTCAAACAAGCCAAACACGAAGCTCCGCAGCTACGATCTTCACGACTTTTTCAACGTGCACGGCATCAGTTCGCAGCTTGCAATCGACTGGACTTTTCAGCAGGGCAGCACACTCGACGCCGAAACGATCGAACCGACCGACTTGCTTTTTATCGACACGTTACACACCTACGCACAGGTCAAAGGCGAACTCGAAAAGCACGGCAACCAGGCGCGCAAATACATCGTCTTCCACGACACGGTTGCTTTCGGCGTTCTCGGTGAAGACAACGGAACCGGAATCAACCTTGCGATCCAAGAGTTCCTACGCGACAACGAACACTGGCGTATCGCGGAGGATTACGAGAACTGCAACGGCCTAACCGTCCTCGCCCGCAAATGAGTACCGTCACACATTCAGTCTGGATCGGGCCGCGACTCGGCCTCATGGAAAAACTCACACTCCAGCTTTTACTCGACACCGGACACAAGCCGATTCTCTGGACTAACCAAAAAGTTGCTGGCGTTCCCGACTTGGTTGAAGTGCGCCAAGTGCCGAAAGACTACGTTCAGCCCATCGGATTTGCTGGACATCCGCATGCTGGAATTCCGAACGGAGGCATTGGATCGTTTGCACACTGGAGCGACTACTTCGCATTCAAAACCCTGAACGAGCACGGCGGGATATGGGTGCAGATGGATGTCGCCGTCACGAAAAAGATCACCGCTACGGACTACACATTCACGCCGTGGCTTTCGATGGTCTCACCTGTTGTCATGTCAATCCCGAAAGGCTCATTCTACGCCGCTCAGATGGCTGAAATCATCGGCGGCATGCTCAAAGACGGCATGGCAGGCCACGATTGGCACGAGGCAATGCTGGCAATGATTAACACGCTCCAACGAAGCGGGATTCAATACAGCACGTTTGCCAATTACTTCGATTGCGGCGGCGTGGAAGGCTCGCCATACACGCATCCGGTGGCGACGCCTTACGACATCATTCACTGGTCGAACGCAACGCACAACACAAGCAAGGAGACGCCAACGCGGGGCGGTGAGTATCACCGACTGTGCAAGAGCGTGGGGCTGATTTGACGAAACTGGCAGAGTGTGAGCCTCGCCACTTATTTCGCTGCCGATTTTGCTGCCGTCCTCGGGGAACTGCCGATCACTGTAACATTTCAAGGCTCCACATTCTCCGCGAACCGCTCAACATTTCGGTGCGAAAATAGCGTGGAAGACGGTGGCTTCATGACGCAAATCGCAATGGTACTCACAGCGCCTTACAACGCAACAACGCAGCAAATCAACTTAGGTGACATCGTAACGATTGACTCTGCCAACTTCCGTGTCGTCTCTGCGGAGCTGGCACAGGATGCCGTTTCCGTGGATTTTGCGCTCCAGGATGTGAACAAATGATCTTTTTCTCGACAACACCCGAACCAAAAAGCGCGGTCGCGACTACAACGCGCACGCTCGAGAAGGCAATCACAGACGCGTTCATCCGATATTTGCAGGCTGAATTTGAAAGCGACTTGACCGTCACATCGTCGGAGAACTTCGCCGCAATGACGCTGCCAGCGTGCTTTGTAAAGGCAACTCGGCAGTCGGAGTCGATTACAAACAGCGCGATTTTTCAATTCACGATTGACGTTGTTCTGGCCGTCCAAGCAGACGACGCCAACGCGCAAACACTCGAAAATCTCTGGGCTGAATTGCTGTGTGTGACTCACGATGTCTTTGGAATCGTGGACAAGCTCAATGCTATTGAGCCAAAGTCCTGCCAAGTTTACGGCGTTCTGAGAGACGGGCCGGTTGCACTCTCGACAACCGACCGGCACTTTTTGCGGAGCGTCTCTGTCACGGTCCACACCGGACTTATCTAAGGTGAGATTCGCGCTCGCCATCCTGCTTCTCACATTGTCGGCATGCACTCCGACAAACCCCGAGCGGTGGATGGAAATGGAACGCAACGCTTGCCTGCCGACCGCAATCGCAATGGATGCAGGGCTTCGCAGGCAGGGGATCACAAGTCGCGTCTTGCAGTACGGCTACCAGCGCGGCGACAAGATCGCCGGACACGCTTTGACGGTCTATCTCTTCGCACCTGGGGAAAATAAACTTTGGGCTTACGATTTCGAAGGCAGTACGCGCATCCGCGCTTTTATTGACGATCCGGTTCAGGTGGCGACACAGGCGGAAGCTCAACGCGGGCGAAATACGAAGATTGTTTTTGCCGAGTTCCTCGACTGAGTTGACAATTTTTGCGGGATATGCCCGCATCCGTCATTACCTCATCCGCTGCCGCAAACGTTTCTTTCGGCATTACCGCCGAAACCGGCATCATCCTCTCCACTTTCACCCGATCCGTCCAAGGCCAAAAGGCCGAACTCATGGACGAAGACGGCGACATCGTTGCGATCTCAACCTATGGACGCACCGCGACCATTTCGCTTGCAGGCGCGATCAACGGAACATCTGGCATCGCCACAGCCTCAGTCGGCGGTCTCTTGACTATCGCCAACGCAACAACTGAATTTGGCGTAACCGGTGGCCGCATCGTTGTCGATTCGGTTAGCTCCGAATTTGGCGCTGACAAATTCCGCACAATCACCGTTCAGGCCACGCAGTACCCAAGCCTCTAATCTCGCGCATCCGCACACACATCCGCTGGCACGCGCCCGCTGACAGACCGGCTAAAGTCTGTCGCATTTTTTAAAATATGAACACTGAAACGATTAACGAGCAGGAGCAGTATTTCTACACTCCAAACCTCAAAGTTGCCACAGCGATGGTGACTCTTGGTTTTCTTCCCAAGATGCCTTGTCCAATTACTCGCACCGTGCGCTCAGACGGGCGGGAATCGACGGTTTTTTGGCTGGACGCTGTGAATGACAAGGGACAGCGCGCCGAAGATGTCTTTGCCGGCATGACAAAGGGCGGCGAAGCACTCAACGAAAGCGACCCTGAGAACCCTATCAACTATCTGCGCGCCGCACTCGCCAACCGCGATGCTCTCGTGGACTGGATTCGCAATACACCGCGCCGGATTGAAGTCGAAATCAAGGGCAAACGGCTCCTCATCCGCGAAGACGCGACCCCCGAGGACAAAAAAGAACTGGTCAATTTCATTTAACCACAAACCAAACCAAAACAAAACACATGAACGAAGAACTATTAACAGACGACGAAGTACTCCGCGAAGCAGGCATGCGTGAGGGAACCCGCAAAACAGGCAAGTGGAAGCTCAGGCCATGTGTGCCTGGAACAATCTCCATCATCCGCTCAAACATGCTGGAGAAGCGTGATGAGTTCTGGTTTGTCGCGGCATTTGCTTTCGTACACATCGCACCGATTGAAGACGTGCTAGCAGTGGACAGCGATCAAATTGCGTTTAACAAGGCGGTCCGCCGCTGGCAGCTCGAAAACCTCACCACAATCGACGAGCAAAACGAACTCTCTGAGCTTGTCTCTGCGGCGTGGGAAAAGGTGAACGCTGCCGAAACCAAGGCACAGCACGCCTCTGGATCGAGTCCGAGCGGGGGAAAGTAGCATCCCCCAACTGGCTCGCGTCCTACGTGTACAGGCTCGCGAGTGTGACAGGATGGGGGTTCAGGGAGTGCATGTGGGAAATTCCGTATGCGGCAGGCTTGCAAATTCTCGACGCCGATTCATTCGCTCGCGGGATTCCGCGAGTGTATCTCCGCAACAATGCCAAGGAAGATTTTGACTCTCTCGCCGAGCTAGAAAGGGTTTTCCAAAAAATCGGCCATGTTTAAATTCGACAAACAGAAGTTCGTGGAAATTCTCGACGAGTATTCCAAGATCGTCGAAAAATCCATTCCCGATTGCGTGGCTCTCAATGCTCGCCTGCTTTGCGTGGAGCTTGCGAGGCGGACTCAGCCATTCGGAACGAAGCCTGAAAGCGGAATTGGCCGCGTAGAAAAAGATATCGGCAAGATCATCAAGACGGATCAAAAACTTGACGAAATGGTTGCCGCAGTCTCGACCAAAAAAATCCGGAATCGCTTGGAAACTCTGGTGAAACAAAAGCGTTACGATGCCATCAAGATCGTTCTGGAGAAGATTGGATTTTTAAAAAAGTGGGGCGAGCTTGAAGTAACAAGCGACTTTAAAACCATCCACCAAGCGCATCGCGATCCGCGAGACGGGCGCACGCGAAATAGGGGCGACAAGCTCTACATTGCCGAAGGAGATTTGACTGGCTACATCGAAGGCGTTGCCGAGCACGTCGGTATCGCAAAGTCTGGCTGGGCGCGTTGCGCGGAGCAGCTTCCGCGAGTCATAAGCGGGAAGATGACGCGTGGGATTCCCGACTGGGTTGTAGACCAGACAAAGGCGACCGGCGAAATAGAAAACCACCTTGGGGATACATCGAACCCGCGCGTGCTGATGACAAACAAAGTGCCGTGGCTTAGTCGCATTTGCCCGCCTGAGCAACAGCTCAAAGCATCTCAGGTTGTAGTCGCAAAAATGAAAAAGCAGATAGAGAAGATTTTGAAGAAGCGACAGACGACTTTGACGGAATGACCCATATATGGCTGACGTAACAGTTGAGTTTGGAGCAAAGGACGCGGGACTCTCGCAGACGTTGAAGAACGTCCAAAAGGAACTCGCTGACCTCGATACGCAGCAAAAGAAAACGGCTATGTCCGCCGATGAGTTTCAGCGGTCGCTAAGCCGGACGAAACAGCTTGAGGGAATGGAAAAAAAGCTGCGATCAATGAGCGATGCAACATCGAATCTTGGAGGGTTTTTCGATTCTTCTTTTGCAAAAATCACAGGCGCATTCACGCTTGGAAATATCGCCGCCGATGGATTTAACAAGGCGATCAACCTTGCATTCAGCGGAGCGCAATCGGTGGCTCGGGGATTTGGTGACGCGCTTGATCTTGGCGGACGGCTTACGGATCTAAGCGCACGAACGGGCGAGGCAGCAGGCAAGTTGCTTGTATTGGAAACGGCTTTCAAAAATTCAGGACTCGGAGCCGAGATGGTAGGAACCGTCATAAATAAGCTGCAAAACTTCATGCAGGATGCGGCCAACGGCGGAGACAAACAAGCCACCGCAATGACCGACCTGGGGATTTCGTTGGCAGAACTCAAAGGCAAGACGCCAACCGAGCAGATGAAGATTTTCGCCGACAAGATCGCGGCGATTGAAGATCCTACACAGCGAGCAGCGATGGCTTCCGAAGTATTCGGTGAAAAACTTGGCGGCAAGTTGCTCCCACTTCTTATGAGCTTTTCACCGGCGATTGACGATGCTCGTGGAAAAGTGGGATCGATGGAGCGCGTGATGAACGAAAACGCCGCAACGTTCGACGCGGCTGGAGAAAAGATTGACGCTGTAAAGGGAAAAATGGCCGCATTTGCCGCAGGTATTTTGAGCGAGGTCATTCCTGCCGTGGACGGCTTGGGGACCAGCATGGAGAATGTTGACGCCGCTGGATTGGGACAAGAAATAGGATCGTCTCTTAATCCCATTCTTGAAGAATCGCAAAAAAAATTAAGCGAGCTAATAAAAGAATATCGTGAATATGCAATAGTTACATCGGCAGCTGCAAGGGGCGACGCAGAAACGGCAAATTCAACCGGAAAGGCTACCGGAGCCTTGGATCTTTTGGGTGTAATGGTCAAATCTGTAGTCGGTCCTCTCCACGACCTTGTCACTGGTACGACGACATACATCGACGAATCCAATCGCTTGGCTGAAAGTGCAAAAAAAGCAGGTTTAAGCGTTACTGATTTTGTTACTCTCACTCAGGCAGGGGTGCAAAAAATCGCAGACTTAGGTGCAAACTCGCAAAAAGTCGCCGAAAAAATTGGCGAGCTTGGGGAAAAAGCAAAAGAAACAGGCGCGGAAATCGGATCGGCCTTTTCTTTAAGCTCAGACTTCAAGCCTGCCATAGACGGGATCAGCTCTGCCTGGTCGAATTTCAACAGCGAGATAACTGGCACCACGCCGTTGCTGGAAAGCAACTACTCACTCAGCGAATCTATCGCCGGAAAAATTGACGAGCAAACTCAGGGAATCGGAGACTTAAACAAGCAACTCGACGTTTCCAAGAGCCTCGAAGAGCAAATCAAAAACATCAAAACCGTCCGCTTGGAAAAGGAAAAAGAATCCGCAGACAAGGAACGCGAACGCCAATCGGAACTCCGCGCAAGTCTGGATCTTGATCTTGAAATTTTAAAAGCTCAAATCAGCGGGAATGAACAAGAGAAAAAAGCGGTGCAGTACAAAAAAGACTACAACGCCGCCTTAAAACAAGCCATCGACGCAGGCATGGGGCAACCGCAAGCGAAATCATTTGCCGATGAAATTGCACGCGCCCGACAAGAACAAGCGGGGATGAATAAAGAGCTCTCAACCTCTGCCAGCCTCCTTAAAGGCATCGCCCAAGCAGAATCGCAGCAACGCGTTGACCCCGGTGGGAAGTTGCAACAAAAGGCGCAACAGCAGGTTCAGAAAAATCAATTTGTCGCAGCCAAGAGGACAGCGGAGCAGATACGATTCAAAGAACTGGAAACCAGTTTGCGATACGGTGGTCCGAAAGAATTTCAGAACTCTGGGGGAAGAGATAGTCGAGACATAGGGGACATCGGGAAGTCATACGGTGTGCGACAAGCCGGAGACTCAACTTCTGATTTCATGGAGCGAATCAAGCGCGTCAGAGAAGGATTGGACACGGTTGATAAATTCGGGCGCAATATCCGAGAGGGCGAAAAAATAAGTCGCGAAGACCCATTTGCTAAATACAAGGATTTGAAAACCGGCAAAGAATTAACCAAAGAACAAAAAGATGCGATGAAACGGGAGGAAAAAGACAAGAAACTCAAAGATGAATTCGGCAAAGACGCAAAGGCAAAAATGGATCAACCCGGCAAAGACGGCAAAAAAGAAGACGGAAAAAAAGAACAGAAGGAAGACAAGATGGCAAACCTAGTGGAAAAGATTGAAAAATTGGTCGAAAAAATCGAAAAGAAACTGCCACAGCAGGCGCTCGCATACTAAAATGGCCTACACATATCACGGAACTAGCAACCTCGTAATGGCTCCAGGGAGGTCGGTGCAGACCTTCCCGAGCGGCCTCGTTCGCGTTGAGCGCAGCTACACTTGTCGCAAAGCGGATGCCGCCCGATACCGCGCAGATTTGGCCGTGGGCAACGTATTGCCGGGCGATGATGGAACGCCGGCACTCGACGGCGTTTACATCTTCCCAGAGCCTATGGAGCTTGCGCGGGAAGACGGGTTCACGGAGTTCCGTGTTACAGCTTATGGGCGGTCGAATGTTTTTGCAGACAACGCAATTTCCCGCTCCTCGGTGCTTTCAACCTACGTGCGATCCATCTGGAATGGCACCCGTGGAACCGGAGCAAGTGCCGTGGACACGGCAGGCGCATTCGTTAATTCTGAGAGCCCATCGCTGAACGAAACATTCACGTTGACCGGCGTATTGCCATCCAACGAGTCTGCCACGTCTCTTTTGACGCCGCCGAACATTTCGAATCCGCTTGTGATTCCGATTGCACAAGACGGATCGGCGTATAAGCCGCTGAAGCCAGGAGTAATTGATTATCCGTCCAGAAGCTCATTCTGGTACCGTGACACCACGATCATTTATTTGACTCTCGAAACATTTGCTTCGAAACCTTTCGGCGCATGGTCCGAGTACACGGTTGTATGGAAGGCTCAAGGTACCGTGGTCACTTTCTAAGTTATGGATTTCAACCCGCCAGTCGATTTTCAGGAAAAGGCGCAAGGTCCAAAAGGAACAACCAATGCAGACTATCCGTATGCCCTGAAGGCGACCGACCTGATGAAGGACTTTGTTTTTGCCACGTTGATTCTCGAAGACGGACTAGCGGAAGAGACAACCGGCAAGAACGGACACACGCAGCGCAAGCTCAAAATTCCAAGCCCGCCGACATCGGGCACGCACGTGCTCAGCGTGCAGGATGGAACTTTTGCGTGGCTTGAAACCGAGGAGTGCTGACATGATCATCGGGCGCACGGCGGAAAACAAAATCAAGATCAAGACTGACGAGCCGCTTGGACTGCGGGCGGTTGAATGTGCATGTTGCAACCCGTGCGGGTATGATGCCTTTATTGAAGAGGAGGGTGGGGGATTTAAAAAGTACCGGTATCAAAAAATTACCGTATCAGGCACTCGTTTTGTTTCTAGTCCATTCTCGTGCCCGGAAACGGAAGAATATGGCGACACTCAAAAAACCATAGAATCAACATTTACATACGACTGTCAAAAATTTGGCTTGGAATCAAATTGCGGATCTGGAATTACGGGGGCTTACGGGTATGTAACCGATGTTTTTGAGGGGCTGACATACTCTGGCGATTTGGGGATGCTTTTTTCTTTCAATTTTCGCACAGATTATCAAGGCGCAACTCCTGACGGATGCTTGGCTCATTTTACGGGGACTTATGAAAATTTTGCTGGCACTGGAGAAATAGACATTCTGGTTGACGCTTATGCGCCACAGTGGTTCGGAGGACTGCCATGCATTGAAAGCGATGGTGAATCCGTTGCAACGACAATCACGAAAACAAAAAAAATCTGTGTTACAACATATTCAGATTTTACATCAACCTGCCCAGATGATGCTCCATTGCCTATTTTTCAAAGCGGAACGGCAACGTACACAATCGAACTTTCAAATACTCCATTCGATGGTCCTTAAATGCACAGACGCCGACTCATCCGAGTTATGCCGAAAAGCGATCAGCTTTGCAAGATCCCTGACATCGTGGAGCTCGAGCGGATTTCAAGCCACGCCGCCTGACATCCTCGCAACCCGCGAGGCAACGTGCCGAGAATGTCCGGAGTGGGATGCTACCGCTTTAAACAAAACCGGAAAGTGCCGAAAATGCGGATGCTCGACGTGGGCAAAGCTCCGCATGGCAACCGAGAAGTGTCCGCTGGAAAAATGGTAATTGTTGACAATCTCCGCAGGTAATGGCACGCGACCTTTTCATCGACCTGACAAACAACCGGCTCGCTACGAGTGAGACTAACCTGGCGCCGGCCGGAACCGTCCGCCTCACCAAAGGCGATACAGGAACTTTCAACCTTTACTTTTTACAGGCGACCGGCGTCGTCAATGCGCCTTTCTCCGTTGTCGATAAATCGGCATCCAGCGTGAAATTCGGCGTTGGCTCACGCACAGCGACACCGGAGACGGGAACCTACACGCTCACGTTCGGCGGCAATACCACGACCGCGCTTGACGCAGCGGTAACAGCCGGACAGGTACAGACCGCGCTCAATGCGCTCACAGCGATTTCCAGCGCAGGCGGAGTGACCGTGACCGGCGAAGTCGCCGAGCATTTCACCGTTCGATTTGTGACCGCTGGCACGCAAGGCAGCATCACCGCAGACGTCTCGCAGCTCATCCCCGATACTGTCGCCGTCATCGGCGAGCGCGTAGTCGGCAGCGCGAGCGCGAAGGAGGTTCAAGAAATTCAACTCCGCCTCACGCCAGCCGTTTACCAATCGACTTGGACCAACCTTTCCACCGCTGTCACTGCGACGCTCGCTACCACCGTGACCGGCTCCGCAACGAATAACGAGGTTCAGCGCCTTTCATTTTCGCAAAAACCTTTCGCCGGCACGTACCGCCTGACCACGCCAAGCTCCTCGATCACGATTGGCTCGCTTGTCACGGCGGGCGTCTTCATCGCTCCCGAAAACCCCGGACTTGCGCTCAATCAACCCGTAACGCTCACAGGGTTTTCCGCGCTGACCGGCTACTCAAACGGAACCACGTACTTCGTAAAAACAATTCCGGATTCAAATCAATTCACAGTTTCCGTTACTGCCGGCGGCGTTGCACTGACCGGCACAGCTACGACCGGCAGCGTATTAACAACGCTCAGGCAGACTGCTCCGCTGGACGCTGATGCAACCGCTGACGACATCGCCACGGCACTTGCGGCGCTGGATTCGATCGGCGCGAACAACGTCACCGTCTCAGGCGTACAAGGCGAGTATTACGATATCGTTTTTTCCGGCAATAAAGGCTTTGCCGACTTGCCAGTGATGACTATTCAAAGCGGGTTGACCGCCAAACCCGGCAAGACTGCGGATGTAAATTTTGCCACGTATGCCCTGCGGGATTTGGTGGGCAACGAAGAGCGCATCGATCTGGATTTGGAAATTGAACTCACTGAAGGCGGAACACGGCAGACCGTGATTTTAAGTCCTTGCTCAGTCTCCGAAGAACTCATCGATGCGGATGCGTTCTCACCCGTTCCTCAATTCTCGCTGCCGATCAACTCCGTTGCAGTCACAGCCTACACGCTCGCGCTCTCCGACGCCTACGGGCTCATCAACGCGACCACCGGCATGACGATCACCGTCCCGCCAAACTCGACTACTCCATTCCCGACCGGCTCGCAGGTGCTACTCTACCGCTCCGCAGTGAGCGGCGTGGCTGTGACAGCGGGCGCAGGCGTCACGATCAATGCGGCTGGCGCTGCCAGCAACCTTTCGAGCCAGCACAGCGTGGCCTCGCTCATGAAACTGGGCACCGATAACTGGGTATTCGCAGGCGACATTTTCTAAAAAATGATTCTCAGCTTCCCATTTGTCTCAGCTTCTTTCGACGCAGACGCTCGGGCGTTCATCAACACAAGCGGAGCGACCGACCGCGCGGCGATCAACCATTTCGTAAAGGGAATGAAGCGCCTCGGCCTTTACAGCAGCATGGTATGCTGGCCGCTTCGCTCAACGCAGAACGCAGGCACAGGATCAACCGCTTACTCGCTCGGTGGGCTGGGGACATACAACGGCACGCTCATCAACGGGCCTATTTGGGAGGCGGATGGGATTGTTTTTGTCCGAACAAGCAGTCAATACATCAATGTACCAACCGCGACAGCATCTCCTTCAAGCTATTTGCTTGGTGCTGTATTTAATCCAAGCACTTCTGGAACTGACCCTTCATCACTAAGCCTTGCGCACAATGGTACTGGAAACGCCGATGCTTTTCAGATTGGAGACTCCTCTTCAAACATTTTAACCGGAGGCCACAGGCAGGTTGCAGGATCAACCTTCATTTCTCCCGCAAATCAAACTTACACAACTGGATCTTTTCAATTTGTGCAACAAGGCTGGGACGGCGCAACTGTGCGACGTTTTTTTAATAAATCCAGCGAGGTCTCTGCTGCTTCAGGTGCTTTTGGGGGTTTTATTTCGCCTCTCAGAATTAATGCACGCGGCGATTCAGTGTCTCAATTCGGAAATAACAAAACAACTTCTTTTGCATTCATGACGCACGGGGCAGGGGCATCCGCAACAATTTCAAATTCCATTTTTGACCTCTACAAATCCACCCTCGGCCAAGGACTCGGGCTGCCATGACTTCCATGAACGCAAACCCTCCCATGCCGCGCTACCGCGCAACCGCGCTTCAAAACAACAGCCTGCCGTGGTTCTGCTGGGATACAGGCGACGGAGGCACACGCCCGATGGAATGGGGCGTCACGCTTGTCCCTACACCGAACGACCTTGAGAACCCCACCGAGTGGACATGGAGCGCAATGCTGCCGGAAAAAACGACACTGCCCGCATGGATTCAAAAGCTATGAACGACCATCCTTTTTTTGTCGCGCTAGTCGGCACTACAACGTCGGCCACAAGCTTCGTCATTTCCCTTCTCCCGCACCTCACCGCAGGCGTCCAATTCGCGACCGCTTGCGTGGGCCTCATCGCCGCTATCCTCACGGCGCTCTACATGTCGCGAAAAGTGAAGCACCAATCCAATGAAAAACCTGACTGATACAATCCTCGACTATGCCGGCCAATCTTCAACGTGGCGCGGCTTGATCTTCGTCGCCGCCAGCCTCGGGCTGACGCTCGATCCTGAACTCCAGAATCACATCATCGCCGCAGCCCTCGGGCTTGTGGGCATCATTAACGTATTCCGAAAGGGGCAGTGATGCTCGACCATTACCGCACGATTGCCATCGGCTTTTTCGCGGCGGCGATCTTCTGTCTCCTCATGCTTCTGATGACCGGCTGCGCGGTCTCATGGCCTACGAAGGCAGGCAACGTCACGCTCTCATTCAGCCCACCTCCCGAACTCATAAACAAATACGGAGCGCACGTATTTGACTCTCCGACCCGAAGAGACAAATGAGCCAAGAAATTTCTGAGTTTCAAAAGCTCCTCGACCGCCAAGGAATCAAACACTTCTCGGCAAAAGAGGTTTTCTTTCTCGGCACTTCCAATTCGTTCCTCAAGTGCAACGCGATCCCCGCACAGGCACTCTGGCCAAACATCATCCCCACGCTCTACGCAGCCGACGCAATCCGCGAGCGGCTTGGCGTGCCGATCCAGATCCTCTCGGGCTACCGGAACGAAGCCTACAACAAAGCCATTGGCGGGGCGAGGAATAGCCTGCATACGCGCTTCATGGCCTTGGACATCACAGCTAAGGTCTCCATCCCCGACCTCGTGAAAATCGCGAAGGACGTCCGCAACGAAAAAATCTTTACAGGCGGAATCGGCACCTATGCCGGATTCGTTCACATCGACTGCGGCCCGCTCCGCAACTGGCACGGATGAAAAAAATGGAGAAGAGCCGCGAAGTCGTAATGGCTGAAGTTCGCAAGCTCCTTTCCGAACATTTCGACGCAGGATTTGCAATCGTCACTTGGGAACACGAGGGCGAGACGTTGCGATCTGATTTGAAATTTGGCAATCACTACGCGCTTTCAGGACTACTCGACCAAGCAAACGACATCATCAACCCACCGGAAGACGAAGACGAAGAGGAGGAACTCATATGAAAGCCACGCTTGAATTTAACCTGCCAGAAGAACGCACAGAGCACATTTGCGCAGTGAAGGGCGCAGACGCAATCGCAGTGATAGACGACCTTCTTGAAGAAATCCGCTCATTTATTAAATACGATGGCGGCGAGTTTCGAGAGTGGCGAACTGAAGAAGGCGGAACGCACACCGCATGCGCCGAGACCCTTGAAAAAGTCCGCAGCTACATTTGGGAACTCCGCAAAGACAACGAAATTCCCGACCTTGTATGAATATCTCAAAGGGCTGGAAAAAGTGGATGGCGGTCGGATGCTCGCACGGCGATCAAATCGACCCCGAAGCACGCAAGGCGGTGCTGACATTCCGCGAGCGTTGGAAGCCGGACACGACATTCCACCTCGGGGACTTTCTCGACCTCGCAGCATTCCGCACAGGAGCGGTCAATGACCCGAACTCCAGCGACCGCGCGGCGAGCGTGAGCGACGATCTCAGCGCCGGCATTGATTTCCTCCATGAACTCCGTCCGCAGCATATCCTATTCGGCAACCACGAAGCCCGGCTCTACAAGCTCGCAGCCTCGCCAAACGCTTTGGCAGCGCACGCCGCCACGCTTACCATCCAAGCCATCGAGGAGGCCGCCAAGAAGCTCAAGGCGCGATTGTATCCGTATCACGTCCGCAGCTACGCCGAACTCGGAGGAACGAAATTCATGCACGGCTACATGTTCAACGTCCAAGCGATTCGCGACCATGCGGAGACATACGGCAACTGTGTTCTAGCTCACCTTCACCGAGTTGGAAGCGAACGCGCCCGCACGCTCGACGGCGCAACCGGCCACTGCGTCGGCATGCTCGCCCGATTCGACATGGAATACGCCAGCACACGCCGCGCAACGCTAGCGTGGTCGCAGGGCTTTGCATACGGATTCTACAACGAAAAAAACATCACAGTAAACACATGCGAAAGAAAACACAATCACCCCTGGCTTCTGCCAATATAACCGCCGCTTGGGAGCGGGTATTCGAAGATGCAAAAATTGACGACATCGAACAGCTTCACAGCGAGGGATGGCGGAGCGTTTACGAAATCGCAAAGGAATCGGGACGTGTTCGAAATACTATAGCGGCCGCACTTGATTCCGAAGTCAGGGCGGGTCGCTTTGAAAAAAAACTGGCAAAAATCAAGCGCGAAACGCAAACAAAACAGATTTGCTTTTATCGTCCTATCGGAAAATGAAAAGTCGTTTCACCCGCACCAGCATTGGACGCGCGGGTTTGTAAAGACTTTTCTCAAAATTTATTTTCGGGAAATCTCAAAAAAATCTTTTAATTTTTTGGGAAGATGAAAAATTCCCCTCAACGCAACGGTTGCGTTCTAAAAAATATGAAATCCAAAACATACATCTGCGAGGGCTACGACCCTCTTTTCGGTCCGATTCGGGACATGATGGACGCCTACTCTGTTGAAGAGGCGAAAGCAAAATTTAAAACCCTTCACGGAATCGCGGCGCTTTTTGTCGCGCTCGAAAAATAACATGGAACCCGAGACTATCATCCTCAATTTGCAGTTTGCTTGGGAGGCTTTCAAGGCAGTTGGGCCGGTTGCAATTTTTGCGGCGCTGACATATTGGATGACGACATGGGGGGAGGAATGAGCGTGACTCTCGCCATATCGATCGCCGTGATCACTCTCGGATCATGCGTGGCGTGTTTTTTCATCGGACGCGAGGCAGGGCGGATTGAAAAGAAAGACAAATGAGAACCATCCTTGCCATTGATCCAGGAACAACGCACAGCGCGTTTGTCCAATACCGCGACGGAATCATTCTAGACCACGGCTGGATTTTAAACCACGAAATGCGCCAAGTGCTCATCGGCCGCGAATACGACGCCGTGGCAATCGAAATGATTGCGAGCTACGGCATGGCGGTCGGTGCTTCCACGTTCGAGACATGCGTCTGGATCGGACGATTCACGGAAATTGCAAGAGTCGAACCGACCCTGTGCTATCGTAAAGGCATCAAACTTTTTCTCTGCGGCACGATGCGAGCCAAGGATGCGAACATTCGCCAAGCCTTACTCGATCTCATCGGACCGCAAGGAACAAAGGCCAAGCCGGGGCCAACATACGGCATCAAATCCCATACTTGGGCGGCGCTGGCAGTGGCCGTATACGCTGCCGACAACAAATAAGAAACCAAAAATATGAACCTAACAACAAAACAGCAGGCAAAAGCGGACGGCTACCGTCCAATGACAACGGCATATAAACTGCCAAGCGAGCAATGGATGCTCGACAACATCCTTGCAGACATGAAGCGCGCAAATGCGGAAATCGTATTTGTCGGAGAAAATCAAAACTCAATAGAAATCTGGAAAAAATGAAAATCACAAGAGGAAGACAGACACGGCCACAGCGGGTCGTCATTTACGGAGTTGAATCGGTCGGCAAGACAACATTCGCCGCGCAATTCCCGAATCCATTGTTTCTCGACATCGAGGGCGGAACGGCGCACCTGGAGACAGATCGCGTGGAAATCAACAGCTGGGCAGAACTTAACGCCGCGCTGAAGGAGGTCGCAGCCAGCGACTACCAGACCGTTGTCATTGACTCGGCAGACTGGGCAGAGCGCCTATGCGTTGAAGACCTACTGGCGAGCACGAAGAAAAGCAGCATTGAGGATTTTGGCTACGGCAAGGGATGGGTGCAAGTTGCTGAGCGTATGAGCCGACTCCTGACCGCTCTGGATTCGCTGATTGCGATTGGCAAGCACGTTGTCCTTCTCGCTCACAGCAAGGTTCAGCGGGTTGAGCCGCCCGACCTGATGACGGCTTACGACCGCTACGAACTCAAGATGAGCAAGCAAAGCTCGCCGCTCGTTAAGGAATGGGCAGACGAATTGTGGTTTTTCCGGTTCAAAACCAAGGTGGTGGAATCGGAAAACGGCAAGGCCAAGGGCACAGGCGGCAAGCAACGCATCATCCTGACAACACACAGCGCGGCATACGACGCGAAGACCCGCAGCGGGCTAGGCGAAGAACTCCCGATGGAGTGGGATTCGGTGGCGCATTTATTCGCTGCGGCAAATCCAAAAGCGAAGGCCGAACCAGCGGTTGTCGTAGTCGGAGCGGAGCATGTGCGAGCCTTTAAAATGTTGGCGGAAAACGAGGATGCGGTGAACGCCTTCCTTGTCTTCAACAAATCCATCCAGCCAGGACAAACTTGGCGGGATGTCTCGGAAAAACTCCGCGCAAACATTGTCGCAAGGCCGGAGGCACTGATTGCAAAGGTTCTTGAAGTGAAGGAGGGGAAATGAGCGCAGTAAAAAACGGAGGTGGGGGGGGCGCAGGGCTGTCATTTCCAATGGATTATCCAGACAGGTCAGACACAGAGGGCACGGAGAAAATGCTTGCTCTGACTCCGCTTGGGTTGATCTCGATTTACTTGGACGAATACGACGCCAAGAGAGTTGCAGACCAGATCGAACTCTATTTCCGCCGCAACCACTGCGGAATGGCGATCGACGACAACAAGTTAAGTTTTGTCCAAATAGCGGAGGTCGGCAATGAGTAAAGAACTCACTCCCAGCATGGCTCCCAAGCTTGCAGAGTGCGCAGTTTTCGTCGGCGCATCCGGTGCGTCGGCGGCTGCCGAGCGCGGGACGGCAATCGACTATGCGATCCGCATGGCGATGAATGGAGACATCGAACCGACCGAACAACTTCCAGCGGAAGATCAAGCCTCCGCACGATGGGGAATTAAGACCTTGCGCCAATTAAGCGGCGGCGAGCGCGTCGAAACACGCGAGGAATATCTTGCAATGGCAGTGCCAGGCCTTTCCAAGCTTGGCACTGCAGACGCTATTTGCAAGCGCGCGCGGTGGGTTGCGGACATTAAGACCGGCCAAGTGCGCAACTATCGCGAGCAGCTGGCGGCTTACGCGCTCGCCTGCATGGAGGACAACTTTGCCGAGTCGTGGACGGGGCATGTTGTCTACGTCGATCAGCAGCTTGTGCGGTCCTACGACTTCACACGCGAAGAGGCCGAGGCCACTACTCAGAGGTGGATCTCAGCAGCAACGTCGACGCTCGCTCGCCCGACGCCTTGCGAGTATTGCAACTGGTGCGCTAACAAAGACAGGTGCAGCGCGCTTGTATTGCAAAGCAAGGCCGCACTCGCAGACGTGGATGCGACAAACAAGGACACGCTCACCATCATTAAAGACAGAATCCTTGCCGACCCGCTGAAGCTCTCGGACTTTGCGAAGCGGTTCAAATTCTTCGAAAAGGAGATTGCTGAACCGCTCGTGGACGCGCTCAAAGAACGCCTAACCGCCGGCGAGGAAATCCCCGGATGGAAGGTCTCGGCAACCGCAGGCCGCGAATACGTCGAAGCCGACGCCATCGCCAAGGCGTCCGAAGGAGTCTCGAAAGAGACACTCATCCTCGCACTCGGCGGCAAAATGACCGGAGCAAAATTCCGCGAATTTTGCGCAGCCGGTGGCGTGGAGGTTGACGAGTCGGCAATTAAAGCAGGCGCGCCGATCACGACACTCAGACAAGTAAAGGCCAAGTAAAGGCTAAGCAAATGCTAAGCAATCACCCCAAAACACACAAAACCAACATCAACACAAAATAAATATGCCAACATACACACAAACCGAACCCCGCGAGACCTATTTCGTCGAGCCGGGCAAATACCAAGTCGAAATCACCAAAGGGATCGAGAAGACAAGCCAAGCTGGTAATTCAATGATCAAATTGAACTGCCGCGTCAAACTTGCAGACGGAACAGACGGGCCGGAAATCTCCGAGCACCTAACCTTTACCCCAAAGGCTGCGTGGAAGATTGACCAAGTGCGCCAAGCACTCGGGCAGGCAGTTGTGCCGGGCGAGGAGTTCACCATTGAGGCCGAGGATTTTGTCGGGATGTCCGCATGGGTGGTTCTCGGAGAAGAACCCGGAAGCACAAATCCGAGCATGCGATTCAATACGATCGAACGATGGATTGAAGCGAAAAAGACGGCGAAGCCAGCCAAGGTTGGCACGATCCGAAAACCAGAAGACAGCGACGACATCCCGTTTTAACCTAACCGCAGCGACCGGGGCGCGACGCGATACGCGCATTTTTTTATGAGTATAATCAGTGAATCGGAAAACATTGCAACGATGACAGTAAATCATTACGAACGCATTTTGCGCGAGCGAAACGAAGCGCGGGAACTTCTTGCTAAGGCGCTTGTTAGAGGAGATTTGGCTCTATCGGAAACTAAAAAAGCCAAGGAAGAATTGTTTTGGTCTGATTGCCAAGACAAGCGCGAGATGCAACGTGAACTCGACGAGGCGCGGGAGAAAAACGCCAAGCTGCGCGACATTGCGGGAAGGGCGATTGATATGCTGGAATTTAACGCTCACTCAAAGCATGGCACGATTGTTCAACTCCGCGCCGAACTCGATCAACTCAAGGTGAGGCGCGGCGCGAAGGACGCCGAACTCGACTAGAAACTTTCCCGCCGTTGCCTCGACCGCCTTGTTCGGCTTTCGGGGCGCGGCACAACCAACACAAATATGAACGAACCAAAACTGAAACTGACACTCAAGCCATGCGGTGACTGCTGGCTCCACATCGACGCTCCGAGCGGGCTAAGAGCATCCATCAACCTCGGGCAGCGGGGCGGGATGAATGACCAAACCATCGTCGGACGAACGATCCGAGAAGTAGCGGCACTTCACGAGGACACGCCGATAATTCCTGAGCCGAACAACTCAAGGAGGGCGCGAAATGAGTGACGAATTAAAATGACACCTGAAATTGCCCTACGATTCACAATATGCGCCAACGGGTGCCCAGTCGGGCCGCGCTTGCAAAGAGGTGAGCGAATGCCGATATATCAACACACCTACGCGCTTGAAGAGCGCGAAAAGGCCGAGTCTGACCTCGAAAAAATTAAGAACTACATAGAAAAACATTACCTACAAAAACAAAAAAAATGACTGCTGACGAAAAACTAGACAACGAAATGATGTTCACCCGAAATATCCTGTGCGGAATGATTCGCCAGGCCGTTATCGACGCGAAAAACGACCGAGAGTATATGAGCTGCGCCAACGTAAACGGACGTGAGAGCAATCAGCGAAGCGCGATTCAATTCCTCAATTCTGAATTTTACCGCCATCTGTGCGAGGCCCTCGGGAGCGCTTCAGGAGTTGGGCTTCCGCATGACCGTATCCGGCTGGAGGCGATGAAGTGAAATGCTTTCATTCCTAAAAGACCTTATCCAAAAAGAAAGTGAAATCGTCGGCTATATCAGCATTGCGGGGTTTTCGGGCATCCCAAAATCCGCGCTTGTCGATCCTGAAATTTTCCAATCGCCTTTAAACGGCCTCGCCTACGCAGCAGCGCACAGGTTACATCATTCCGGCAAGCTCGTACACGCGCGGACAATTATCGACGCCATCGAGCGTGATCCGTATTGGCTCAAATTGGCCGAGGAAACAGCGAAGAAAGACGGAATGCAATGCTGGCGGGATGCGATTGTTCTCGCTAACAAGGACCTTGGCTTCATGCCGAACTCGGGGGCGACAATATGCACAGAGCACCTGAATGAACTCCAAGCAGCAGCAAACTACCGCAAAGCCGCAAAAGTCGGGAAAAGCCTTGCAGATGGCCTCATCGAAATTGGCGACGCCACAAAAGAATTGGAATCGCTCGCAAAGCCGCGATCAGCAATGGCCGGCGTTGAGATGCACACGTTCAAGGAGCTCTATGAATACAACGCCGACGATGACGTTACAACGCTCATCGGCAACCGTTGGGTATGTCGAGGCGGGCAGTTGGTTTTAATCGGACACTCGGGCATTGGCAAATCAAGTTACACGATCCAGCAAGCGATGACGTGGGCGCTAGGTATGCCGTTCTTCGGAATGATGCCCAAGTTTCCACTTAAGAGTTTAATCGTCCAAGCAGAAAACGACATGGGTGATATGGCGGAGGTGGTTCAGGGCGTGATGACCTACGTCGTCACAAAGAGCGGGATGCCTCAACGTGAGGCAATGGACACGTTGAAAAAAAACATCGTCGTTGCGCGAGTGACGGCGCAAACCGGCGAGGCGTTCATCGAAGTCATTCGAGAACTCATCACCAAGCACGGTTCATTCGACCTTGTCTACGGCGACCCGCTCCTGAGCTACATCGGAGACGATATATCACAGCAGGCCGTGGCCTCGCACTTCCTTCGAGGGCTTTGCAACCCTATCGCATTTGACCATGGCTTTGCTTGGGTATGGTCCCACCATACCGGCAAGCCGCAGAGCGACAGCAAGAGCCGTGCTCACTGGAACGCGAATGATTACGCATATGTGGGCCTAGGTAGCTCAGAACTCACGAACTGGGCACGGGCAATCTGTGTATTGCAGACGACAAAACACGATGGGATTTTTAAACTCCTTCTCGCCAAACGTGGAACCCGTGCCGGCGTAGTTGATGAGCACGGGCACCCGACCACGGAGATTGTTTTTAAACACGCGGACAAGGGGATACACTGGGAACCGGCACAGATGCCGGAGGAACCAGAAGAAGAGGAGAAGCCGCACAAGCGCTCAGGACGGGCACCAAAGCTCTCAGACGTTGACGAGGCGGAGATTATCGCAAAACACGCATCTTGGCCGCAGAACGGGCGTGGGTTTTACTCAACTATGGCGGCAAAGTACCGAGTATCACGCGACACAATTGAGCGTGTTTTGCGGAAGTCGAAGGGATAAGAAGAGTGCCGCAAAACTCCAAAATCAATTTTGCGGCAAAAAAAATGGACATGAACAAGTGCCGCAAAACTGCCCTTCAGACATTTTGCGGAGGTCTGGAAAATCAAATTAAAACAGATGGAACTACAATTCAACAATTTGCAACAAAAATACGGACAAAAAACAAGTGCCGCAAAACTACCGCAGAAGTGCCGCAAAACTCATATTCTGCGGCACTGGAAAAGTGCCGCAAAATTCTGCCGCAAAACCCCCCCCCCTATAAGGGGGGGGGGGTATTTTGCGGCAGTAATGTTTTCGGCGACTTTTTTCAACCAGCCAAAAAAAATAAAAAAAACCCTTCGCGAAAAAATAATCTCCCGCATACCTTCAAAAAATAAATATGAACGAACCCCGAGACCCAGCAGAATACGACGAAGCCAGCTATGAGGTGGATTTTGCCGCACTGTGTGATGCGGACTCACTCAAGGCCATTCGCCTTTTCCCGACCGAGCCATCGATGTCGGCCTACCGCGAAGCCAGCGAGCGAATGATGGGAACGCTCAACACGTTTATCACGTTCCTGTCTGAGCATGGTTACGGCAAATCGAAAACCCTCTGGGGAATCGCATACGCGCTCGGGCATCCACTCACAGCGGGGATGTCCATGCTTGAAGCCGCGCGTTACCTGGGATGCACGAAACAGGCGATCAGCAAGATCGCATGTGACTTTCTGACCGAGACGGGGCTTCCGCCGTCATCGGCTCTCAAAAGCGAGGAAGCAAAATCAACATACAAACTCACAAATGGAAATCGTAAACAACACACTCACGCTTGAGGCCATCGAGACTCGGGCACGCGAACAATACGCACTGGCTCAAAGCCTCGCAGCATCCGCAAAGATCACCGCACGCGATGCCGTTCTTGCAATGGCAGACTGCGGACAGATGCTCCTCATGGGCCGCGAACACGTCCGAGGCGCCAAAGGCGAATGGATCGTGGGCTTGGGCATTCCGCTCGCAGATGCGGACAAAGCCGTTTTCCTCGCTCGCAACCGTGACCAGCTTGAGCTTGACCTCTGGCCGCAAGACGTCGCCAAGGTCGGCGCGCAATTCGTCGGGATGCTCCCCCCTCCCGGTTCATCAAATCGCGCCACAGACGATCCTGAGCGAAGCACGGGCGTGCCTAGCGGGTGGTTCACACATGCCAACAAACTTCAGCGTGGATTGACTGACTTGTTTGCGGCTCGACCCATTGCGCAGTGGCGTGAGGATGAGCGGGCAAACATCAAGCTGTCACTGAAGCCAATCGTTGAACTTTACAACACACTGTGAGGCATTACATAGCACATGCACTAGGCAAAATTTGCCTAGTAGTAGGAGACTCCTATTCAAAACCCCACGTCGGGGGTAACCAAACT